TAGAAAAGTATGTAAATATTTTTGTTTGCCCTACATCAATATTTACATACTTTTCTATTGTTCCTAAAGCTCTTCTGATGTCTAATGGTTTACCTAAACTCCATACATCATTAAAATGTTGACCTACATCAAAAGGTGTTGCCATTGGTATTGGCTTACCATCAGGTCCTGGAATACTTCTTTGTCCATTAAAGACTCTTTCCATAGGACTTAGTTGTCCACCTTCTGTTTTTCCTAATTTTGCCCAGTATGATTTTATGTTTAAATCTCCTTTGCCTACACCTTGTAACTCTTTAAAATACTCATCTACATACTTTAAAGTTTTACTTGAAAACCCATCAGCTTTTAATAATGCTTTAAGTTGTTCAGGAGTTTTTTCGTATAAAACTTTATTCATTAACGACCTATTACCTGCGATTGTATGCTCAGCAAATTCTTGCATAAGTTGATTAGCAATATTTTTAGGCATTTTAAATTCAACCATCCATTGATTGTATACTCGTACAGAGTCATCAATATCTTTATATGCTGCACCAGCATCTGGAGTCCATTCACCAAACTTTGAGTAAGCTGCTTTTGAACCTTTAATTTTTTTGCTTAAAGCATCTACTAAGTTTTTGTTATAACCAAAACTATTCTTAGACCTTACTAAAGCAGGTACACCAATGCCTTGATTTTTAGTTACAAAAGTTTTAAATAAATCTGTTACTTCATCTATGTTTCTAGCTCTAACTAGATTAAGAGCTAGTTCGGCATCTTTAACTGCATCAAATATTCTTTTAAAATCATTTGAATCTGCAAATGCTTGTAAAAAAGTATTTGATTTTGGCGAAGCTAAAAAATCATCTATGATGACAGGTATTTTTTCTACATCTCCTGCTTTGTATGCTTTCTGTATTTTTCCTTGTACACTGTTAGCAAACTTAATACCTTTGTTTATTTTACCTGCTACTAAAAATGGGTCGGTTGCAAGTACTTTATAAAAATCTATTGCTCCTGAAACTCCACCATAAAGTTTATTACCTTGCTCTATACCTATTAAATCTTCTATGTATCTACCAGCAGTTATATTTCTACCACGATATTTGTATGCTTCTTGTTGTTCTAGTGCTTCTGCTACTATTGGACCTTGTGGAAAATAACCTTCACCAAAACTTTTCCATACTGCACCAGGGTTTTGACCTTCTCTAATTTTTTCAGCAGCTACACCAGCTACAGATGGTCCAGCATTTTTGTAATTATCTGCAAATGTTTTACCTACAGTTTTTCTTAAACCTGCTGGTGCTCCTTGTCCTAACAGTCCTGAAAGGGTTAACCCAAAACCTGCTATCTGACCTATTCTCTCTGCTTTGTTTGCTTCTTCTCTAGCAAGAGCAACATCATACATTGTTACATTTGGGTCACCTTGTTGTGCTCGTAAAGCTAACTGTTCAGCTTCAGTTCTTTTTATTTCTGCTACTTGACTGATAGGAGCTTCAAACAAATCATCAGCTGTTTTTACAAAAGCTCTAGAAGGTTTACCAACAGTAGTATTAGCTAAAGATTCTCCAACAAGTCCTAGTAATCTAAACATTCCTTTGAACTTTCCATAAACAGGTTCATCTGTATAAGTTCCTTTATTCCAAAATTTAGCTCCTTCTGGAAGTTTGAACTTTTGTCCTATACCATTAAATACTTTTCCATAAGTTGAATTAAACATAGCTGAATTTAAAACATCATTACCTTGTGCATTAGGAAATACAGGTTGTGATTTAGGTACAGCTTTATACTGTAGTTTTAAAAGTTCTTCAAATTCTTTATTATTAAGTCCTTTTAATACAGCAGATGATACAAGACCAGATTGAGCAGTAGGATATAACTCTGCTAACTCTTTGGTTCTTTCTATTTGGTCTAATGTAAATTGATTTTTCTTTTTGTTATAAGATAACTCTAATGCTTTACTTTTCTCATTTATTTGATTGTACTCTTCACCAAAAGTGTATGGACCAACAGATTGATTTGCCATTATTTAAAACTAAATGTTTGTCTTAACGCATCTACATCACTATTGTCAGCTAAGTCTGCTAAGACTAAGTAATCTAAATCTCCTGCTTGTGTTGGACTTATGTTATTTACAAAAGCTCCAGCTGTTAAATCTTCGTTTGGTCTTTCACTTTCTCTTTTTATATCTAATAAATTACCCATATTCATAGGTGCAACTGCTGTAGGTTGACCACCTGCGTTTGATGCAACTGCTGTTTCTTCTTCTATTGATTTTACATTTCTAGTATTATCTTGACTATTTGCAGTAGATACAGGAGGAAGATTATATTTTCTTTTATCTTCTTTAGGAATTAAATCATTTGTAGGTCCTGTAGTTCCATAAGTTAAACCTGTATATTCTGGTTTAGCTACTGTTTTTTTTGGTTTACTCCTGGTCGCCATCTTAATCCTCTTCTTCAAAAAATGTAAAAGTAGAACTTATAATCATATAACCAAAAGGAAACACCATTGGTGGCATTTGGTCTGTATATGCTTTACTTTGAATGTTTTCCTTTAAAATAATATCATCACATAGCTCATCAACATCTGACAAACAAAAATCTACTATCTCTTCAAACTTATTATCTATAGACATTATCCTCCTAATCCACCAAGTAGTTGAGCTATGCCTGGTGGAGGACCTTGTGGTGGCAAAGCACCTCCTCCAAGCAATTCTTGTTCAGCTGTTGGTATCTCTGGCTCTTCTGCTGTAAAAAACTTATCTAAAATATTTTGCATATCATCAGGATTCTTTCTTATCTGCACAACAGCCATAGTTGCTTTTGGGTCACCCTGTTGGGCTTGTGCTAACAATGTATCAAACAATACACTGTCTGCTTTTTCTTTTGTAATTCTATCGTTAACTCTAACAAGGTTATCTAAACCATCAAGGTTTTCTTGTAGTGTTTGTCTGTCAATAATACCAGCTTGTAGTAACTGTAAACCAGTCACAATCTTCTGTGGTTCATCATATCCAGCCATAGCTCCATACACTCTTCGTGTCTTGTAAGATGTTATATCTTTACCTGGGTCGTATGTTTCTGAATAAAAAGTATTGTCCATATAACCAGATAGTGATTTAGCATTACCACCATACATCTTTGCATCCCACTCTAATCTCTTAGAGTCAATCATCTCTATAGCATCAGACATAACTGTGTGATACTCTCTAATCATAAGTGACATAGATGCACCGAGTTCTTCAAGTCCTCTACCAGTAGCAAAAGCTAGTGGTGACTGTGAATCATCAGTTGTAGGATAAGAACCACCAACACGAAGTTGTCGTTCTATTCTATCTATCTGTTGAAAAATTTGATAAGGAACATTAGATGCTGGTTTAGATACTTGTGTACCTGGAGCTAGATAGTTAACAGCGAATCTACCTTTACGATATTGTCCTGATTCTATCTCTCCAGAAATGTTTGTTTCTGTAAACACGGCATCTTCCATTGCTATTATTGACATCACATTAATCTTTGCCATAGAAGCCATAAGTCCTATGATTTGGTCATACTGTCCTTGCAATCTGTCAAAGGCAAATTTCTTACCTATAACGAATGCAGGTCCACTATCAAGTGGATTTGGTATGAAGTCAAGAATAGTTCCTGATGTCATGTGGAATATGTAAGTTCCATCTAAGTTGTAATACTCTGCAATTAAATCTCCATCACCATTGGAGTTAGCCCAAGAGCCATTGTATGAATCTGTGTAAGCAGAAGCATAAGCATTACCTACACCAAGAATATTTGTGTTATATACATCTTTTTCTTTAGACATAATTTTGTCTTTTGCATTTGGATATGTTCTGGCTAGAGCTTCTTTAGGAACTCTACGAATGATTGCCATTTCTTTTGGTTGTTGGTCTGCACCAAAGTAACCAGGGAAACAGTTGTAAGGGTCTCTTAGTTCTGCAATAGGATATGGTGTTCCATTAGCATCTTTCTTTTCTCTAATAACCCAAACAGAGAAACCATAACCAGGTAGCCATCTACCTACTTGTGGCATTTGTAAATCTAATTTTTGTACCTCATCATAAGCATTGACTATACGACCAATCTTTTCTGCTTTCTGTCTTGCTCTTTCAGAATCTTTACCATTAGGTACATCTACTTTGAGGTTTGGAATACGACCTATTTTTTGTGCTAAGTGTTCTAATCCTGACATCATCAAGTTAGGTACAGGTATTTGGAAATCTTGGAAACCTTGTAGTTGATCGCCTAACAATGCAGTAATACCATCAGGTCCACCATTCATAATTGCACGAATACGCCCACGAGTTGTGTAAGCACTTTGATTATCAAAATGTAATTGTGTTATAGCGTATTGTATTTCTTCAGGTGTCATCCTATTACCAAGGGCTTTCGTTCATATCGCTTATATTCCATTCTCCAAAACTAGGCTTATAATCTAATCCTACCTCAGCTAGTCTTTCTTTTTGTAATCTCCTAATTACTCTCATAGGAAACCAACTAGCCATAACAACATCACTCTTGTTGTTTCTACCAGATTGCTTATTAGCACCTGTAGAAAAATAAATTAGTTGCCTACGATATATATTACTCTTAGTTTCACTTTCTGCACTACCATATGGCAAACTAATTAATTCCTCTTTAAATAATTCTCTCATACTTCCAACGCCAAAGATAGGGTCAAATTTATTTTTTTGTGTCTGATGTCCTTCTAAATAAATACCCATTCTTGCACAATAATCTTTTAAATCTTTATCTTGTCGTATTGCTCTCTGAAATCCATTCTCCTCAATAACCCAATGTGCAAGTCCATACTTCTCATACCATTTTTTAATTGTCTCTTTGGCTTGAATAATGCCACCACCTTGTTCATTCTCAATATCTACCATATACATTTTTCCTGTATCAGTATTAACTGCCCATAAGAAACAAGCCTGAAAACCTGTAGAAGCAGGGTCAAGTCCTGCAATTAAATGTGTTCCTGCTGGTATGTTTCCTATTGTTCTATTGACATCTCTACACAAATCTACTTCTTCAACATCAAACATTGTTATTCCATCTACGAATGCTTTGTTAAGATATACCATTTCAAAGATAGCTTTACCACCTGTTGTTTCAGCAGCTTGTAAACGAGAGAGTAACCATTTGTAACTACGCTTACTTGCCCATAACATACAATCAGTATGTACATCAATATCTAATTCTGGTAACACACACTCTGTACTATGTGCTTCCTCTACGATTGTTGTAACTTGTGGGTTCTCTAAAAGAAAGTTATATAAATCCTCTGGGTGCTGTCTTGACCCAATAATAACAATAGCTGTATGTTCCTCTTTACGAGATGACAAAGTAGTTGTCCACCATTGTCTTGTCTGTTCTCTAGCAGAAGGTTGTATTGTTGTGCCGTGATCCTCAATGTCATCTGCAATAATCAAATCACAGTCTCTTGATAATATCTTTCCACCTTTACCTACAGCAACCATTGTTGGAGATTTAATACCAGTTACAGTTCTTGTAGCAATAGTAAACTGTCCAGATGTCCAAGACTTACCACTTCTGTTTTTTGGTTTAAATGTTTGTCCTGGTCCACAGAAATCCTCAATAAGTTTTTCATTATGTTCTAAGTGATCTACTACAGCACCTACTGCATTCTTTGCAATCTCCTCATTACCACCAACCCACATAATCCTGACATTAGGATTTCTACATATCTGCCATACAGCAAAGTGTGTAAGTAAGTCTGTCTTGCCGTGTCGTGGTGGAGAAAGTATCATTTGTTCGCCACCTTCATCTATTGCTTGTAAAATACTTTTAATCCATTTCTGATGAAAGTCTGCTGTTTCGTATTTATCTCCTGTCTCTGTTTGGAAATATCTATCTCTAAAATCTTCAAATTTCTCTAAAGCAATTAATGCTTCTTTTGGTGTTTTCCAAGTTTTTTGTTTAGTTAAGTTTTCTTTATCTATTAAATATGCTTCGTGCATTTTAGATACTAAAGATTTAGTTACACCTAATAAATCTGCTACATCAACTTTTTTAATTAAATTATTTGCTACTGGTTCTGCATAATCTCTAACATATTCTTCGTAATGCTCACCACGCACAGCAGTCATCTGTGATGTAAAATCTTTTTGTTTTTTTTCTTTACTTCGTTTATGTTGTGCTTTACGACTGCATTGAACAGTACAGTATCGTTTATTATTATGCTGTGCTCTAAACTTAGTTTCACAGCCAGGATTGGCACAAACTTTGCGTTCAGCCATTATTTTCTTTTAGGAAGTTTTTTAATTTTCCCATTCTGTGTTCTTGCAAATCTATGTGTCTTTGTTTCTCTACTAGGAATCAAAGTACCACTATAAGTTTTGCCACCCCACTTCCAATTTACTTTTCCACTAGATTTCATTTTGTTCTCCTAAATCCATTTGTTGCGTAATATAACTTTACCTGCTTTGCAGTATATTTTCTACCACTTGGAGAATAATAATATTTACCTTTTTTTACAAAAGGCATTTACCACATCCTACAAGACCAGTATCTTGCACTTGTCTTGTCTTTAGCTGTGGAACATTTGTGTCTGGCACGAAATGAAGCTCTAGCTTTTGGGTTATCTTTTCTTATTTCCATATTTGGATCACCAAACATAACCT